CTCCATTGCCAACCTTCTTGTTAGCATCTCCTATAAAATGCCAAGGTGCTCCAATATAGTCATAATGAAGGTATTCATATCTCCACGCATACGGATTTAAAACATATCCGTCATGCTGAATAATCATAACGTAAGGTGTTTTTATATATCTATGAAGATCAAAAATAATAAATCTTGAATATTCTCTGGAGTTATTTATATGCTTGATATTAACAGAGTATGGAATATCATTTTTTAAGCTTGTCAATAATTTTATCTCTTTAAAAGAGATAAACTTTGATCTATGTTCTAATACAGTTTGTGCTCTAATGTAGTCTACACAGTCAATACAAACAAGAGTAACATTAGGAAGATCTAATATCTTAGTCATTTATTAGCGTTCTTGCTGAAGGTTTTAGCAATTTTCTTCTGAGATCTAGTTCGCGTTCTTTTTATCTTCTTCTGAATTCCTTTAGCTTCCGGAGGTATTCTATCAGTAGTTTTATTTAAGCTGTTTCCGCTATAAAAAGATTCAGGCTCTTTCTTTTCTTTTTCTATAAGCATGATCTCTTCTTTATTTTATCCATGAAGCTCTTATTTTCTGTAATTGAAGAGTATACAAGATCCGGAGTTATATTCTTCATACAGCCAGATTCAGATCCATCATAACATTTACGATACCAAGTAGATCTCCCCTCACATTCTTGACAGGGATAATCGCTTTTAATATTGAGGTTCTCTTTGTGTCTCCAATATCTATTTGTAGGACCATGCATAACAACACAGGGTACATCAAAGGCGGGGGCAACGTGCGCGGGGGTAGATTCATTGTCTACATGCAGTATAGCATGTTTTATTATCTCTACGCTCTGTCCGAAGGATAGCTTCCCTCTAAGGTCTATGTCAGCATAGACACTATTTTCTCCTGCGCCTCCGATATGTACAGTAGGAACATTAAATTTCTTTTTAAGTTTTTTATTAAGCTCTTTCCAGTATGAAGGAAACCATGATTTAGTCTGTCTTCCTCCAAATGCCCAATCATGAACAGTAATGTAGTTATATTTTGTTATAGGAAGTTTATCAAAAGCATTCTTGTCATAAGGTGTTTTCGGAATATACATATCCTTAACAGTACAATCTAAATCAAACATAAAATTATATACATCAAGTGCCCCAAAATCTTTTTCCCTGCAAAATTGTGTGAGGTGATTGTAGTTACCCGGAAGCTTCTTATATTTGTTTATAATCTCAAAGGCATCTTTAGTTTTCTTCACAATGTCATTAGAAACTTTGGCAGAAAAATTATAGGTGCTATCCGGCATCAAATTGTAGAAAGCATCTACGCTCTTTTTGCGTATAGGTACTCCATTGATTCTTGGGGTATGATGGTGATCAAAAATAAATATGTTGGGATGACCCTTCCAGAGATTTCCTACAGTGCTGTGTGCATAAGCATAAATTCGGCTCTCTGGATATTTACGAGCTAAAGCGGTGATGGCGCATGAAGATAGAAGGGCATCTCCATACCCTCCTATCCTATAAACGCCTACGGTAAATTTCTTCTTATCCTCAATACGATTCTGCTCAATGGTTTCTTCAGAAGGTAATTCCCCCTCCAAAAAGAATCTCCCTGTGGAGATCAGATATTGTGCATGATCGTCAGGAACATTAACAGGCTCATTAGGAAGAAATGCATAAGCTCTTGTTCCTACTCTCACACGATGAGCAGCAGGAGATACAAGTCGCATTTCTACAGAACTTTATTAGCATTCTTCAGAACATCATAAACATTCCGAGAAATCTTATAAACTTTTCCTTTTTCCATAACGTATCTTTTCCTGCCAATAACAGAATTGACAGGCGCAATGATACGGGCATCAATCATAGAAGCATCCCGTTCTACGAGATCGGGGCTTGTAGAGCCAGCGGGAGTCGCTACAGGAGCTTTCACAGGAGGTTTCTCCATAGGTTCCTGCGCTTTCATTGAAGCTACAGTATTAAGAATGGGTTTGGGCTGTGCAAGTTTTACTTCTTCAGGTGTTGTCTCTTCACGAGGTTCTTGTTTTGCAATGGGTATTTCTTTGACAACTTTTGCAAGGGGTTTTTCAGCAACAAATTTTGCTTTTTTTGGGGCGATCTTTTTTACCTTGTTCTTCAATGCCATGATTTTTTCTCCTTTTAGTAAAAAAAGGGGGAGTAAGCCAAGACTCCCCCTTTTTAGCTTTAATAGATAAAATGCTTATTAAGCAGTCTCGATTCTAACGATATTTTCATCTGTCAAGATATCCTGACCGAAGATTGAATACCAGGCAAGTCCATGCCTTCTGCCGAAGGAATCGTTGGTCTGCTCGCGCATTTCAACGGGAAGTCCATCTGCAAATGCATAGGCATCATCACCGATCACAACGGCTTTGTAGAGATCGAATACGGAAGAAGTGTCAGGAGTAAGCTGAGTCGTTTCAATGAAACGTACATCTTCAATCCTGCCAATTTCTCCAATAATCGGGGGAGATACTTCACGGCTTGAGAATGCGTATTGCTGTACATTCAGCCAACGTGAATCATCTCTCATGTGACGTGCCTGATGGGGATGCAAGAAACATGCATAGAAATCATTATTTATCTTCGGGGTGTTGTTTGAAGCAAGAACTTCAACGGCGTCTTTAACCGCCGCCAGATCAAAATAATCTGTAGAAGTTAATGCTCCTAAAGAAGCTCTCTGACCTCCATATACAACATTCGTTCCACTAAGAGCGATATCACGAAGGGCTTCATCAACAACAAGCGCATAATCCCTGCCAAGCAGTTTAGCTGTGCTATTAAGCACATCGTCAAAAGACGATTTGATCAGCAGTTCAGAAACAAATACGCTGTTGCCATATTCAGCCACAGAAATATCTACATAGGAAGTTCCGAGCGCAGAGCTTGGAATATCCTGAGATTCATCTGCAATGACAGCACCACGAGTGAGGTTATTGTATTTGAGGAAACGAGCAGTTCTGCCCGGAGCAAGAAGTTCAGTTTTCTTTACAGCAAACTGATAAAACTTCATGTTCGGGATAGCCTGAAATTTAATCTCTCTGGAATATATGGTTCTCTGCATGTCTGTCAGAGCAACATAGTCTCCAGAGTTCAATACTGCGGTATTGATATTAGGCATTAGCATTCTCCTTTTTACAGGAGGTCAGAAAGCTTCTAAGTATTAGGAATTCCCGCTTTTTGTAACAGAGCCTCACGATGTTTTGCATATTCGTCAGGATCCATATTAGCGACATCTTCAGCCGAAACCTTCTTTCCTCCATTGGGTAAGTTTATGTCTGTATTAGTTAAGAAATCCGTAGAGCTTTTAGGCTTTGGCTTCTTTTCTTCTTCGATAAGGGTCTTAACACCAGAAGCTATAGTCTCGAATTTCTGCTTTGCTTTTTCTACGGCAAGATCAATTTCTTCTTGCGTTTTTCCAATCACAAGTTCAGGAATAATTTTTCCGTCTGCTTCAGCGATCTTCTTCTGTGTGTAGCGGTCAAGTTTTTCCTTCTCAAGCAATTCCTTCATATCGTTCTGATAAGCCGTGAAATTATCTTTAGCGTCTTTGATAGCTGTGTCCTTTTCGGTCTTAAGGGTAGAAATTGTATCGGTAAGCTCTTCCAGTTGTCTCTTAAGCTCTTCATCAGGCTTTTTTCCGCCGCCTTTATTGTCAATCTGCTTTTTTAGCTCAGTCATCTGTCCTTCAATGGTTTTAATCTGTCCTTCGGCAGTTTTCTGAGCATCCAGAGCGTCCTGTGCCTTTTTCTTGTTGTCCTCTATCTCCTGATAGAGTTTTGATTTTTCCTGTGATCTGGCATCATTGGCGATTTTGTCGATGTTCTCAAGTTGTTTAGAATCGAGATTGTACTTGTCCTTAAGATGTGACGAGAATACAGCATCATTGTCCACAACGGCAAGTTTGTTTAGTTCTTCTTGAGAAAGATTTATGACATTTCCTGCTTCGTCATAAAATTTCCCATCATCTTTTTTTGTGATTGGCATTTAGTTCTCCTTATTTATTGATAAGTAAACGATTTGTTTTTCCTTTTAGGTACGGTTCAGACCAGGAGCCTGTTTACGATCTTCGCCAACGATATTCGGATTCATGTTGATACCGCCAACACGTCCTGTTTTACGCTGTGCGTTTCCGTAAGAAGCACCATCCTGAATTTTTCCACGTCCGGCATCAGAAACGGTATTCTTGCTTTCAAGATTTTTCGTTCCCTCATCTTGCGGAGTCTGGTCAGGAATCTTTTTTGTAGGCATATAAAGTCCTCTCTGTTTAAATGTAAAACACTTCGGGTTAAAAAGCGTTTAGTCTTATAGTATTATAAAGTATAATTAAAATAAATAATATTGTCAATAAATTTTCTACTCTTGTCCTGCTTTTGGAGTATCAATAGGATCTTCATCCTTCTTATCTCGATTAGCTCCTGCCAAGTTTAAAGCCTTCTGTTCAGCCTTAACTCTCTTTTCTTCAGCAACAACTTCTGGACGAATAACAGGCTTTGATTTCTGCTCATTACGAATTCTTTTAACCTCTTCAGGTTTTGTGCCAAGCATACGATATGCTTTATCCTCAGACATCAGCCCAAGTTTTTCAAGAGCGTCTATCTCATTAACAAGCAGTATATTATCTCTCGGCAACGGTGAGGGAAAGAAGATCTCCATAGATTGTAATGGATTCTCTTTCTCCCCATCTTTAGAAGGAATAAGAAATTCCTCTTCAAGATAGGCATCATCAACATCTTGAGCCAACGAGTCCATCCATTTGAGTAATTTAATTACAACTACATTTAATTCCTTATACATTAAGGTATAGGTTTTCAGCTTGTCAGATCTGGCTTCCATCAAAGGAAGATTCTGATAGTGAAGTGCTATGCCGGAAGTATTTGAGATATTTTGGATTCTGCCAAGAGATTGCTGTGGAATGCTCCCAATATCATGCATGGTCTGAAGAGTCATGTCCAGATACGCCTGTGTTGCCGGGAGGTCTGTATTCATAGTCAGATTATAAACGTCACCGTCTTTAGGAATTCCGCTCCACAGCTTCCTTGAAGATTTATCAATGTTTTTCAGCTTTGCGCCTTTAACGATTGTGACAGGCTGTTCCTGATAGTCTATGATCTCTCTCATAGAAGAAGCAACGGCGTTACGTTCCTTATTAAGAGGATTAAGATCGTACAGGTCATCTAATCCCCAAAAGGAATTTGCTATTTCAAAGTTAGATCCGTGAACAACAAGCAGAGTATCATTAAGAGGATTTTCATAAGATAGTTCTTTAATCTCTGCTCTGGAATCTTCGTTTGCTCCGGCATCAAAAGTATTATGGAAGAATTTTACAGTGCCGTCCACGTTATGTACTTCCGCTACAAAGTTTCTCGGCTGTAAAGTTCCATCTGAATTAGGTAGAGGATGACGAATCTCAACCTCAACCATTCTCAAACGAAAATCAAATTTAGGAAATACAAGAGAAGAGTCTATGGCTGTAAAAGAGATAGCTTTCTTGTTTCCTTCATTCTTGAAATTAACACGAATCCACATGTCTCCTGTAACAACGCCATTGAGTCCTGCTTTTGTAGCTAGGAGCTTAACATTATTAATTTCCCATATCTTGTTAAGCTGTCTGGATAGCTTGTCAAATCCCTCCGGCAGAATAACGCTGAAGCCATTCCCATTTACCCATCTGTTTTTCTTGTCTGAAAAAGCTTTAATGTAGTTATGGACAACACGTTTTATCCCGTCAGCATTATCTTGAGTTGCTCCGAAGTGATTTCCAAGATACATTTCCCAATTGTCATAATATCTCTGAAGTCTTATCTGATCCGCAGAGCTTAGATCTTTTCTCATCCATAACGCAAGGCTAGTAGGGCTGAGATCCATCTTAAAGGTTTTAGCGTTTGGGGATTTAGAAAAAACGTCTGTGAATTTACGTCCGTCAATAGAGTACGTTCCCATAATTATCTCCTATTTTATTTGTAGAACACGTTTGATTCAAAGGTTGAGTCATCTTCTAAGTCGAGGTCTACAATCTCTTGATCAACAAAATCTGCTCCATAATTAGCGAGTGCTAGAGAATCGCAATAATCATCGTGGTAATGTTTACCTTCAGGGGCATGACATGTAAGATAACCTTTTGTGGTATCTTTTTCAAGATCAAGCATTTGATTACAAAAGTGTTTATGTCTAATATCTTTCTGTGCTTCTTTAGAATTTGGATAATAAAGTCTCTCAGCAACCATCTCAATGCTAAGATTCTGCCACAGATCTGTTTGCAGTTGTCGAGAAGTGAGATTAAGTCCGTGTATCTCACAACGATCAGGTTTAAGGGAAGTAAGCATCTCAGTTGGCATATTCCCCACGCCCGTTTCATCTGACACGGCAAAGTCTACCTGATATCGTAATAGAAGATCAATAATATCTGAAATTTGGGATTGATAGCTAACAGTATGAAATTCTGCCCACGCTATAACACGCTTCAAAGAACGTCCGAGAGGATCTTTAATATTCTTGTCCACGTCCATGATGGTTACGACAGTGGAATCTATTTTCTTAGCCCAATCTATTCCGGCAACAATAAAGCCTGTTCCCAATTGATCGAGATCATAGTCTTTTCCGCAAGCTCTAAATTTAGGATCAGTAATAAACATTCCACGATCCATCATCCACTCAAGAAGGAAGTTCATACGGAATTCATCGTTATCAATCCCTCCGAGCTTTCCAATCTCTTGTGCTACAAATTTTTTGTATTGTGGATTATGATTTTGGACAACAAGATAATTAGATTCGTAATGATTTTTAATTCCATATTCTTCCTTGAGCTTCTTGTTCATTCTTATGTTCTCAAAGAATTGCCCTTTGTGTAGCCCCGGAGTTCCAATCTGTACCATCGTGCCAGAATTATATGTAAGGAAAGGCACAATAGATTTAGAAAGTTTATAATCGCTTACATCCTGCGATTCATCAACTATTACTAGGTGATAAGTCTTTCCTTCAACGCTTGCGCCCTCAGAAGCAGAGTAAGCTCCAACGAAGGACGTAAATTGCCTGTTCTTCATCGTAATAACTCTGCCATTGAAAGTATCAAAGGCTATTTGGAAATCAACATCTGCAAGTATCTCTTTTGTAGTCTCTTTAACCAGAGTCTCACGAATTCTATTGAAGGCTATTTTGGATTGTTCATCAATAGGAGCATATATGCCAATCAGCATGCCATCTTTGAGTCCAGAGTATTTTTTATTGCCTAATGGGTCTGTCCAGTATCTATTGAAGCGAGGATCTAATTCAAAAGCTGGTTGATTAGCTAAAGTAGGCAAAAGAATGGCGCATGAGATCACAATCTCAGCCACAACCTCTGTCTTACCTGAATTATGAACTTTCATTCCTCCGCAGATAAAATAGCCCTTATCTGGATATTCTACATCCCACACTCTTCCCTTACCTATTTTCTTATGGGCTACAACAGGAGCATAAGAAAATATTTCTTCTCTTTCTCCGGAGAATATTTCTTTCGTGTTTATTCTTGAATGCTTAGGTATATTAATAGGTTTATCTAAAATATTTCCTATTACTTTTTTAAATTTTAAGGCATTATAAGTGCCGGAAATAACTATTCTCTTAAAGGTTATTCCGGTTTTATTTTTCTCCATAAATTCTTGCTTAATTTGTCCTTGTATTCCTAATTTAGCTAGTAGCTCTCTGTAATACTCTGCATAAGACAAATTCTGCCCACAAGATAAGCCTATCTCTATTCCCCTGCTATTCTTTCTATTATATACATACCCATCTCCAGCAAAAGAAGATCTTAAAAAAGAACATACTTGTTTTTTAGTAAAATATTTAGCCGCAGCTTTAGGAAATTTATCTTCAAAATCCATGGCTTTTAGAAAATCTCTTAAAGAATTGAACCTATTATTAGAGGAAGTAGTAAAAAGTAGATCATAGCCATTTCCTTTAGAATATTTTTTTGTTTTAATATCCTTAAAATTATTTTCTACTAAATATTTAACTCTGCTTAAATATTTAGGATTAATATTAGTAAATTTTATTGACTGTCCTTCAGCAAAGTAGCCATCAGTAGTTATCCAGCCTAATAATTCTGCCAGTTCTTCTGTAATAATATGTTTTTTGGCTACTGTTTCTGTAGAATACATATTAACAAATCTATCAAAGGAATATTTTATTATCCCAGATCCAAATTTATCCCATTTGTCCAAAACTTTTACTTTATCTCCAATTTTTAAAGCTCCTGCTGGAATCCAGCCTTTGTCTGTATCCACAGGATGATTACTTGTACTTCTAAGTATTCTTCCACCCTTAACTCTTATCTCATAAATAGTTCTATTTTCTCCGGTGAGCCAAGAATCAGGATGATTTTCTATTTTACAAAGGCTTCCTTCTTTGGTATGTATAACAGATCCTTCAAGAATACATTGACGGCTGAAGAGTGCTGTGATTGTAGCGGAATCATTCTCAAGAACGGAGTGGACTATTCTTTTAGCGAAGTTTAATTGGTAGCCGTACAGAGTTTTGCCAAATAAGAGTTCGGCAAAGCGCAAAACAATCTTTATTATCTGAGCATTTGTTAATTTAGCAGGACGTTTCTGCTTAATAATATTTTCATGCTCAGATCGGGTTCTTTTTACACCCCTTCTGATTTTTCTTTTTTGAAGTCTCTTTACAACGGAAGCTTTTAAAGGCATCTTTTAGATTTCCACTCTAAATCTAACAATACAGTGTTCATTCTCTGTAAAGTTTCTTTAGGAAGATTACTTGTTTGAACAGAATAGCCATTTCTTGCTTTTTTATTCATCGACATTGGATATCTGCCTTATAGCGTTTAATAGTTTACGGATTTTACGGAGATTACGCCTGAATCTTCTCCCTGCTTGCTGATTTCCTTTGTCAACCTTCGGGATATCGAGTTTCAGATTGTCAAAATATACTTTTGCTTCGGCATACAGCCCTTCTATATTGCTCATTCGTCTACAACCTTTGCTTTGGCATCAACAATTCCAGCCAACAAGGTAGACAGGATTCCTTTTTTGTTCTCTGGATGTTTATTCCGGTCTTCCAAGTCCAAATACATCTCTTTGAGGTATGCAAGATTCTTGACCATACGCTCCATGCCGATATCGAGTGATTGATCCAGTACGCCCCCGCCATCATAGACCTCAATAGCTCTCGCCATCTGCAATCTCTGCATGTCCATCTCAACGGCTTCTTCCATTAAGGCTCTCACGTCCTGAATATCACGGATATTGCTATCAAGAGACACACAGGCATAGATACAGGCTTTGTGGGGCTTGTAGTAAGGACATTTTACATCAGCAGGATCAATGTTATAGTTTTCATCCTGTACGGATCTGACCATATAACAATTGTCACATGTAAGGGTAGGTGCTTGCTTGCTGAAGATGCCATGCTTTAAACGATTATTAGTTCCCTTTAAAGCAATAGAGCGTCTTTGATTGGGAGTTATATTATCGGGGAGTTCTTGTTTGGGATCTAAAGGTCTTTCTGCTTGAGAAAAAACAGCAACAACCTTGTCGTGTTCGGCTTCAACGGGAACAGCTTCAGCGAAGTCTCTAGATCTTAGCTTCTCTGCTCTTTCGTTCTGGTCAATTTTTCGTGTAAGGGTTCGTAACTGCGATTGGATGTTCTTTTTAAGAGGCATTTAGTCTCCATGATAAGTGGTTCCTTACCATATAAGATAAATAGAACTCTTAAATTTGTCAAGATCTGTAGTTATTTTAGATTTGGGATTCTATCTTGCGGAGTTTATCTTCAAAAGAGATTTTCTTCATTTCTTCTTTATTTGTTATGAAATTATTACAGCTATGGATATCAAGAGATTCATAATCTCGGTCTTGATTTGGGCTATTACAGCGCATAGAATCTCCTGCGCCCATAGATATCCAGTAAACCCTATTAAAGTATTTACAATGTGTGCAATTATATGTCATTTCTTATTCCTCAGTCGTTTCAAAATGTAATGAGCCTTAATAGTATCATAAGTCTTTTTCGCTTCTTCCGGAATTTTCTTATCAATGTCATCAAGCATCTTGTCGAGCTTATTCTGCTTTCTAGTAAATAGTGAAGAA